AGCTCGACCACGTCCATCGGCTCCAGGGCCTGGGCTTCGCCGTTGGCCGGGGCATCGGTGAACAGCACGGCGGCGAAGTCGGCGGCCGTTTCCGCCGCCGCAATGACGGCCAGCGTGTAGCGACGCAACTGGGCAAACAGCGGCAGCGCCGGCGTGATCTCCGGGATGCCCCGGTGCTGCCCCGGCCGATCGCTGCGGAACCAGTGAATCACCGCATCGGCGGGGACCAGGTCGTACTGCGTCTTCCAGGCCGTCAGATCGCCGGGGTGCTGGCGGAGGAGGCAATAGGTCTGCGGATTGCCCCAGGCGTCGAGCGTGATGCCGTCGATGTCGCCGTCGGTGGGCAAGACCGACAGGATCGGCGAAGCCACGCGGTCGGCCTCGATGAGCTGAACGTCCAGCATCACCGGCGAATCAACGTTCGGGTTGGCGCTGAGCACGGCGAAGGCCTCGCCGTCGGTGGTCTTGGCCAGGCGCATGGTGCGCAGCTTCTCAGCCAGCTTTACCGCCTTGGCCCACTGGCAAAAGGCCGCTTCCACCTGCCGGTTGGCCTCGGGATCGTCCGTTAGCAGTTGCAGACGCGGGCCGGTGCCGACGCAGTCGTTGGCGATGGTCAGGGCGATACCCTTGGCGTAGCTGTTATTGGCGACCTCGTAACGGGACCGTTCGCGGAGCTTCTTGCGCACGTCAGCCGACGCCGCGCCGTCGGCCGACAGGGCGTCGGCCATCGCCCAGTGCCGGGCGTTTTCCGCGGTGGTCTGCGCCGCGTCGAACCGCGCCCGCACCAAGCCCGGAATCTTCGGCCGAGCCGGGAGGGACCGCTGGACCTTCCTGTCCTTGCGGAACGGCCACATCAAACGGTCCCTCCCGGCGAGATCTTGGCCAGCTTGATGCCGAGTCCTTTCGACCGGCTGGCCTTCTTGCTCTCCAGGTACTTGTCGGCGGCGATCTGCTCGGAGAGCTTGTGCTGCTCGACGGAGCCCGAGTCACCGCTGGCCTTGGCCGGCCCATGGGCGTTGGTCTTGATCGTGTTGTCGAGAGTTTCGGTCACGTCTCTGGCGGCTCCCATGCGGCGATCATCGCCGGCACAGGGTTATTTGCCGGAGGGACTCCAAAATCGGACCATATTCTGGGGATGGCCAAAGATCGTGCCAGATGTAGTATGGCTGGGTGCTCGCGCAACTTCCGCATACGTCAGAACACCATTTCCATTGCACGCGGTTGGCCCATGGACTATTCTTACCTTTGAACCTGATGCGTTGACGAAATCAGCGTATCCGCGGTGAAACCGCGATGGACTCTCGAAAGGAGCCGAACCATGCAGAAGTACTCGGATTTCTTCCAAACACTTCACGATGAGCAAGCCCCCACGGGTCAGTTTGGCCGGGGCACACATTACTCCGTCTTCCGAACCCTCGTTTGGAAAGACGAACTTGGCGCGCCGTTGGATGTGGCGCACTACCACGACTTCTCCGTTATTTGGGACGAGGATCACGACGCTCGTGTCTTTGACGCGATAAGCAGTCTTCACCGCAAAGGCCTGCTGTCTGCGGCTGTTTTTGTGGGCGAGCGCAAGGGTATGTTTTCACTGCTCATGTCAGACAGCACACGAAACAGCATGAGCGACGACGCGTTCGCCCGCTACTGTAGTGACGTGGCTGCGGTAACAGAATGTGTCGGCGGCGATCACTGGCCGGCGGAAGTCGGCGTCGTTTCAAGCCCAGGTGGCATCATCAGCGCCCAGCAGGAACATGTCGTGCTGTATCTGGCGACGATTTCCATGCTCTGGCATCTGGGTGTCAAAGCGATTCAGTAGCAGGATGCACGTGCATCGGGTTTAGCTGGAGCCTCGGGCTGTTTGTCCGGGGCTTCATGCTTTTGAGGACGCGGAGATCAACATATCTTCTCTCGGGTGGTGATCGGTGTGCCGCAATTTCGGCATCGCTTGCGGCGCACGATGCCATCGCCCCGCGGGCGGGTGTAGACAGTCAGAAAATGGCGGCAGCCGCACTGGCGGCAGACCAGGCCCGCGTGGCGAGGCGGAAGCGGCGAGGTTGTTACGATCTGCGTCATCAGTTCCTGCTCCGCTGAAGTTCCGATAGGCGCAGGCGTGGCCGAGGTCCGGAGCTTCGGGTCTCTACGCCTGCAAGCCCTGCGCCCTGAATTGAGGCCGCCACGGCGCAACCAACCAGGCAGTCCAGCCAGTGGTTGTCCGGCCGCGTGGCGCGGAGTTTCCATTCATCCACGATGCGCCCCTGGGCCGACGACTTCACCCGATACTCCGCAGTCAGGTGGTCGGCCAGGAGACGGTGGGTCTTTTCATCGTGACCCGGTAGCGACAGGCAGCCTGGATCGCCCATCGCGACCGCCAGGCGTGCGTGGACGAATGTTTTCCAGTAGTTGGTATCGACCAGAACATGCCGCACCTGCCGGCGGCCGATGGTGTTCGGGATGCGCCAGTGCAACCCCACCCGGTCGCCGCGTTTGCGTTTGTACTCGCTGAAGGGGATGCTCGACGCCCCAACGTACTTGCCGTGGCTGGGCAAAAGAATGCCCGCAAAGCTGCTCTGGCGGCAAAACTGATAGACCACATCGGTCGACTGGCCCCAGTTGGCATCGATCAGGCAGCGGTCGATGCGCATTTCAGCCCCATCCTCGCGGCGATACATGCGTGCGAGCTGTTCGGCCGCGAGCTGTTCCAAGGCGGCATACACCTGGCCCTCCATTCCCGCACCTGGGGCGGCGCGACCGATGGTCGCCCGCAGATCGCGCAGTGTGAAGTACGGCCGGCGCTGGTCGGGCCACGTACCGTAGTCGACGACGTAGCCGGTGAAGTTCTCTTCCCATCCGCAGAGCATCCAGAACAGCACTTTCTGTTGGACGTCGACGAACATGGTCAGGTGATTGCAGCCGATGGGCACTTCACCGGGACGATACCCGTTGAGCTTCGCGGCGATCTCGTCGGCCGTAAGCATGTCCTCGCCAATAGCCTCGATGATCGGCTCGTTCTGGTACTCAGCGAAGAAAGCCGCTTCGTCGCGATAGCGCAGATTCATCGCGTGCTGGATGGCCGAAAGCTCATCGACGTTGAACCGCTGCGGCCAAGCGACGATCCCACCGGCGTCCATCGCCTCGCGGTTGGCCCGATAGAACTCCGTCGCATCCGCACCATCACCGTCGTTGCGAAGCGAATCGGCCCTCAGCTCGGCATACCTGGCCCACAGCTTTTCGCTTGTGGGAAAGGCGTAGACCATCTTCGTCCGCTCGCCTTGCCATTCGGGGTGCTTATCCCGGTCAAGGATGTTGTCCGCCATGTCCCCGGGGCGAATGACGGTGCAGGCCATCAAGCCCGCTATTTTCTTGCCCGGCCCGGCCATGCCCAGCACGTCCCCGGCCAGGATCGCTTCCCGGCGCTGCGACTGCGAAGGCGACCATGCCGATTCGGTCGTCTGCGGATCGTCCACCAATACCAGTTGTGGACGGACCACCTGCCCGTCGGCGCGGGCGTAGTTCTGTCCACGGATATCGCTGCCTTTCATGCCGCTGGAGGAGATGACCACGCCCGACGCTTTGGAGCCGGCGATGGTCGGCAGCACAATCCGATCCGAGGCCCAGTCGATGCGCGTTGGCTCGCCCTTGTACTTCTGACCTTTCTGGCGGTTGGTGATCCGCTCCAGGCACTGGATTGGATACGTCACCTCCGGAAAGTCCGCCGCCAGAAGCGGGTTGGTCTCAAGCCAGATCTTGATGTTCTCCAGGAGGTCCCGCGCCCGCTCCGCGCTGGCGGCTATCAGGCACACAAACGGCGACGCGCCCGTCAGCGCCGACCACAGTACCGCACTCTGACACAGCACCGTCTTGCCGCTGCCGCGCGGCATCGCCATGGCGAATAGCCCGCCGGTGCGCACGGCTTTTTCGATCTTCTCGATCACGCGCAGGTGGTCGTCGGACCAGGGCAAGTAAAAGACCTCCGGAAAGTACGTTTCGCAGAAGGCCCGGAACGACGCCTCGCAGCGTACCTTGCGCGGCGGATCGGCCACGGGGGGAATCTCGCCGATGTCCTGGGCGGCCCGGACAGCCTCGGCGTTGCGCTCGGCCTGGCGGGCCTTCTGCTCCTCGTAGCTCAGCGGCTCGACCTTCGGCTTGAAGTACTCGAGCGTCAGCCATGCGGCGTAGCGGAACAGGTCCACCGTCCGGGCATCGCCGATGGTGTACCCGGCCTGATTGCGATGGCGGCGCAACTGGAACTCCGTCACCACGCCGCCGAATGTGGTCGCGTTGATCAGGCGAAGCAGATCAGCGGGACGCAGTGTGCGCGGGTCAATCTTCGTGGCCACCGGTCACCTCCCGGGCCAGGTAGGCCACGTAATCGATCAAACTGAACGTTCCATCCGCACGCAGGAGCTGACCGTCTTCGGCCACTCGGCGGACCTGGTCGGCCTCAATCCGCCGCTTGTACGCCGAAGCCAGGATTCTGGCGGCCTGGTCGGGCGTCAGGGCCGTGATTTTCATGGATTCAGCGGTCATATCTCTAGCCCCGAGGCCGGCTTCCGGCAATCTGTAAGTTCTGCGCAGACAATAACTTAATGGCCTTGACGTTCCGGCGAACACATGGCTGAATGTGGGTGTTGAAAGCGAGCGTAAGGCGAGCAGCCAAAAGGAAATAGGCCATGCGGAATAACCAACAGAACCACGACGAAATGACGACCACCCAGCGCGACTGGCACCACCTCAAGCCGGGCGACGTGATCTTCTTCGCCACCGGCTTCTACGAGGTCTTCGACGCCTACCCGGTCGGCCGGGACACCGTGCTGGTGAAGCTGGTCATCGATGGCCGCATCCAGAGCTACCGCGTCCGCGTGGGCGCGGCCAGCAAGGTCACCTGCCGAAGCTGAAGCCGCAACCATAGCGAAAGGAGAGATGCCATGAACACGCAGAAGAACGACGCCCGTGAGACCTACCAAGCCCGAGCAAACGACATCGCCCGCCTGATGGACGTGCTCCAGATGGAGCTCGACAAACATGCCGATGCCGCCAAGGCCGACCCAAAGAACTGGAGCAAGGCCGGCGACCTCGGGAAAGTGCGCAGCGACCTGATCGACCTGGTCGGGTTCATGAGCGGAATGGAGCGCCAGGTCATCGAAGACTTCCTGGCGGAATAACAAATGGGCCTGGCCAGCCCCAACACGGCCAAAGGAGAACCTGCCATGAAAAGCAGCGACGTACAGATTGGCGCGACGTACCTGGTGAGGGTCGCGGATAACCTCGTGCCGGTGAAACTCGTGCGCGAGCATCCCAGCGGCGGCTGGGAGGGAGTGAGCGAAAAGACCGGCAAGACCATCCGCATCAAGAGCGCCCAGCGCCTGCGCAAACGTCTGGCCGACGGGGCCAACCACGCGGCCCACGGGGCGACCACCGCCGAGAAGCCGACCAAGGAGGCCAAGGCCGATGCCCAACGCCACACGGGCGAACGTAACGCAACGGGCGGCGACGTGGGTCACGAGCCAAAGCGGTTGTCGATCCTCGACGCCGCGATCAAGGTGCTCGAGGAACGCGACCCGGCGGATGGGCCTTTGAGCTGCACCCAAATGGTCGAGCGGATGGCCGCCAAGGGTTACTGGTCGCCGGCCCGAGGCGGACGCACGCCCGCCAACACGCTCTACTCGGCCGTGCTGCGCGAAATCAACATCAAAGGCGAGGACAGCCGCTTCGACAAGGTTGAACGCGGCAGGTTCAGCCTCTCCCTCAAGCGCTGATCCCGAGCATGAAAGCTTCCTCAGAGAAGCCCCGGCCTGCGCCGGGGTGTTCTCAGTGGCCAGATCGACTGGATCGACCATCCGCACCGGCTTGCCCATCTGACAAGCCAAACGCATTTCCGCCTGTACACCCACCGACGATTCCCAACCGGCAAGCATCAGCACCCACAACTCATCGCACCTGGCCAGAAACGCGCTGTCATAGCGTTGCCAGAAACCCCAGTGGCCGGGTAGCCCATACCTCGCAATCGGGTGCGAGTGGACGATCGGCGAAAAGACCAGCAGGCCGCGACGCATCAGCTCAGCCGCAGCCTGGCAGACCGCGTCGAAGCGCGCCTGCTCCACGGTCGGCTCCGGGTGACTGTATGGAGAAGCCAAATAGATCAAACCGCCACCTCCTCCTCGGTTTGGACGGCAGGCTTGGCGGCGATGCGCTGGGCCGTTTTCCCGGTGAATTTCTCCCAGCGTTGGACGATGACATCGCAGTAGGCCTGGTCGAGCTCCATCAGGAACGCGCGGCGGCCTGTCTGCTCGCAGCCGATCAGCGTCGAGCCGCTTCCGCCAAACAGGTCGAGCACGTTCTCGCCGGGCTTCGAGGAATACTGGATCGAGCGAACGGCAAGCTCCACGGGCTTCTCGGTCAGGTGGACCATGCTCTGCGGGTTGACCTTTTTGACGTGCCAGAGGTCCGTGGCGTTGTTGGGGCCGTAGTAGTGGTGCCCAGCGCCTTCTTTCCAGCCATAGAAGCAGATCTCGAACGCGCCCATGAAATCCTTGCGCGTCAGCACCGGGTGCTGCTTGGCTGAAATACAACCCGGCCTTCTCGAGCGGCTTGGGATAGTTGCCCAGGTTCGCATACCCGCCCCAGATGTAGAACGAACCGCCCGGCTTGAGCACGCGCGAGGCGTTGGAGAACCACGCCAAGAGCATCTGATCGAAGGCCTCGTCGCTGACGAAGTCGTTTTCCAACGGTCGGTCCTTGGCCCGCATCTTCTTCGTAGTGCCTTTAGCCTTGGTCTTGTCGCGGGCCAGGTCGAAGCCCTGGTGGTGCATTCCGCTGGCGTCGGAGGCGTCGATGGCGTTTTGCTTCGTGGCGGCAGCCTTGAAGCTGGACAACCCGGCGGCAATGGCGTTATTGGAGCGCGGTTCGACCTTCACGTTATATGGCGGGTCCATGTTCACCAGGTCGATCACCGCGCCGTCGAGCAGCCGATCCAGGTGTTCGGCCGAACCGCTGTCGCCGCACATGAGCCGGTGGTCACCCAGCAGCCAGATATCCCCGCGCTGCGTGATCGGATCGTCCGGCGGCTGGGGAATCGAGTCCGGGTCGGTCAATCCCTCGGTCATCCCTTGCGCGCTGCTCAGCAACTTGCCCAATTCCTCCTCGTCGAACGCCAGTACGTCCATGTCGAAGCCGCCCTCGCGCAGCTCATTGAGCTCGATGGGCAGGATCTCCAGATCCCACTCGGCCAGTTCACCGGTCTTGTTGTCCGCCAGCCTGTAGGCCCGCGCTTGTTCGGGCGAGAGATCGGTGGCCACATGCACCGGCACCTTGGCCAATCCCAACTGCTTAGCGGCCTTCCACCGCGTGTGGCCGGCGATGATCACGCCATCGGCATCGACGACGATCGGCTGGCGGAAGCCAAACTCGGCGAGACTGGCCGCCACGGCTTCCACCGCATGGTCGTTGATCCGTGGATTGCGCTCATAGGGGCGGATGTCGTCGAGCTTCCGCAACTCGATGGCGAACTTCTGCATGGTTGCATCCTGAGTAACGGTCATGAAAGCACCTCCGTGTGCCTTGGGGTTATGCGCCGACAATTCGGCGCGTTCTCAACAAACTCTGCCATGTAAGCCGACGCGTTCCCGTGGCATCTCCTGGCCTGGGGCGGGGAAGGAACCATGGCACTTCCTTCCCCAACTTCCTTCACCCCACCCCCT